CCCAAACGTCGGCTACCTGCTCTTCGCCGTCAACGTTGTGCCAAGTAATTTGGCGCTTCACGAACGGCTCTTTAACGAACGCCCCTTGGGCGACCAGGTCTTTAAGGTTCAAGGTCATGGATTAGCTCGACGACTTAGGAATGAGAACAGGTTCGCCCGACACCTGAATACCAACGGTCGAAGTTACCATGGTGTTCAGCGCGAAGGTGAATGGGTAGCTGTTCATGTAACCTTCGAAGGTCAACCAGCTACGGGTCGGCGGCAGAACGAATTCAGGATCGCCGTTACTGTCTGCGCCGGTGGTCGGTGCGGCAGTGCCGTCAGAGAAACCGATAGCCCATTGCAGGGTCACGCCGGCGGTCTTGAGCTGGTGCAGACGGATGTGATTCACGTCAGCTGGATCGAACTGCAGACCGAAGGTAGCGGCGCCAGGAGTGGCGAGACCGGCTTCGTAGGTACGCGACAGGTCGTTCAGACAGGTCGTTTCGATTTGATCGATTGCGGTGTCGATACCGTCGATGGAGGTAATGCAACCCACGTCCAGCAGGGCGCCGGTATCCGGGTCGATGGTATACAGGTCTGTGCCCTGGCTCTTGATGGTCATGGGTGTAGCCTCGTGGAAGTTAGGTAGGACGGCGAAAGCATATCACGCGTATCAGCGATTCACCAACCAGTCAACGTCAAAACTGGTTCGGTAAAGCTTGGTCTCTTCGTCGCGCATATCGCCGCGGTATCCAGTTATGTAGGAATCCAGTTCTATCGCGTTGCGGATTGCCTTCGCCACCGTGGTCGTCGACTGCGTAGTAAGGCCGTACACATCCACTTGAAGGGAAGCGCGGTCAGCGTCCGGGCGGCAGTTGATCATGTTTAACGGTGCGCCGCCGATCCACTGGTAGACCACGTACGGCTTGGCTACCTCTTGCGGCGCCTGTCCAAACGGGTATATGCGGGGAAGCGAGCCGCCAAGCAACGCTTGGACTGTCGGATCGGCTTTGCAGACCTGGAAGAACGGAGTGTCCATTAGTTGAGATCCAGTTTGACCAGTTGGAATTTAGCGGAGCTGAGGAATTCTTGAAACACGGCTTGAGTGTTGTCGTTCAGCGCCCGGCGCATCGGAGCGTAGGCTCGAATGTGTACCGTACCTAACTCCAGATATTTCCAGAAATAAGTATTGCCGCCGCCTACGCCTTTACGTCTCTTACGGATACCAACCGATATCTTAATCGAACCCGTTTCGCTGAAGAACTTCGTGTCCTCTATCATCGCGACGTTCTTCCCAATGTCCGGGAATGTCCGTGGATCGTCTATCGCATCCCAATTGGCCTTGGCATCTTTCAACACAATATCCATAGCGTCTTTGGCGGCCGGCACAACAATTTGGCGCTGCATTTCTTGCGGCAGCGTCTTGAAGACCCTTGACAGTTCATCAGCGCCTTTCAGGTTGTAAGTGATCCAGCTTTTACCGGCCATGTCGTCGCCCTCGGTTTGCAGGGAGTTTATCACAGGCAAGAAAAAGCCCTGAGTTTTTAGGTCAGGGCTTTTAGCCGAGAGATTTGAGCTTCTTCGATAGGCTTACTCGGGATTTTACGTCGTGTGCACCTGTCGGATATTTAGCCCGCATGCGATGAGGAACGACGCGTATCAGATCCTACTCGGCAACGCGCTTGAATGCAAATGATGCGATACCTTCGCGACCCAGTTCGGTTTCCGCCCAGTTCACTTCCTGGCATTCGAAGCCCTGCTCGCCGCACCAGCGAATAAAACCTTGCAGGCTGAAGTAATGGATATGCTCGCCGGGCTTCATGTGCTTGGAATCGATCCACTCACTGGCCGTCTCACAGATCGGGATAGAGACGAACAGCCATTCCTTTACGCGCTCCAGAAGCTTTTCGGGCGCCGGGATGTGCTCCAGGCTGTCCCAACAGGTGATCGCGCGAACTTCTTCGCTGCCGTATGGGTCACGATAGGCGTAAGTGCTCTGCAACCACTTCACCGCATCCGGGCAAACGTCGTAGCCCATACCCTGCGATTCCTGGACGAAGCGGCCGCCGCCGATGCCGATGTCTACCACTTCGGCAGGGTTGAAATACTTCTTAACCAGGTCGACGCGCGCTTTGGTTAGCAGGCCGCCCATTTTAGTGGCGTCAAGCTTTTGGTAATTGGCGAAATACTCACCACCGTAGAGCATGGCCGGCCGAGAATGGAAACCTTGTCCTCGTTCAGGAGACCACAGGAAGCAGTCTGTCAGCCCACTGGGCAAGCTTTGAGTCATAGTCCGAAATCCTCTTGTCGCAGCTATGGTCACGAAGACGACAGCGGCAGAAATTGTTAGGTACAGCAAAAGTTATCACATTGTTGGCTGGCACGATTAGTTCCGGAGCATTAAAACCCCCTTGGCCCCCGCAGACAATCCAAGCTTTTTTTCCCATGGCGAGTGCAGCCGGCACGATCCAACCTATACCGCCGATCAGAGCACTTGCACCTTCTGCCGCTCCCAGGAGTTCAGTTACGCTGAGTTCGCCGTGCAGATAATTTATATCCGCTTTAGGCAATTCTCCTACCGCCCATTCTTTACCCTCCTCCAGGTCAGCTACGAGTACTGTTAAATACCCTCGCTGCTTCGCTGCTTCGCATGCGGAGAAAAGATAAGCCGGGTCAGGGTTCCTAGCGTCGGCTCGCCATTCCGATCTAACGGTGGCGGGGCGGATAAGTACGTAAGGTTTTTCCGTGGGACGCCAAGGGAAACTTGGAACTTTAAAAGCCCCAAACGGTTTACCGAAGCGCCGCGACATCCCTTGTGGTATGCCCTCGCCTTCGTAAGAGATCTGTATAGCGGGAAGTCCGCGCGGAGGTTGCTCCCAGTTTTGCAGGCGATCCACGTTTTTCTTTTGTGTCCGCAGCTTCGTATCCGGGCGCACAAAATGAATATCTGCGATCTCCGAATATAACTGTGGCCATGGTGTGTTTATGTAGATTGGTCGCTCAAGCTGGTCTACGAAAGCTAATTGATAAAGATTATCACCTAACCCCGCCATCGAGTTAACTAGAGGCACGGTTTCCCTCCCAATATTTATTTTTACGAATGTTGTCTATAGCCCATAGTGGCTGGAGATTAGCCAAAGCCCAACATTCTTTTATCGCCGCGTCAGTGTTATCGGTGAAATCGAAAGAAGATACTGGGCGAACGTGGTCGATATGCCAAGCGCCATAATTCTCCCACGTCATCCCCTCGGTGAATAGGGACGCAAGATGCGTCCTCAGATCCTCCATAGAATAATCTAGGAAATGGTTCCAACTTTTACTATTTTTATATCGCTTAAGCGCCGCATACAGCCGGTTGCCCATGTTTTTACTGATCTTGAAATTTACGTCCGTTTTCCTCTTATGCCGATTGTAAGCGCTGATCGAATCTTTGCTCTTCAGGAATAAAGCGTACCTTTCCGCTTTCAGTACCTCGGGTTCGGTTATCTTGCGACGCTCGCGTCGGGCTTTTGCGGTAGCTAAGTTTTTAAGCCGTAAGGCTTCCATTTTCTCCCCATAAACTTCGGGGTTTGCGAGCATAAATTCTCGTCTAGCTTTCTGGGCGCTATTGCGTTTTTCTTTATTAGCAACCGCCCATTTTCTGCCGCGTTCAGCGTTGCAGGATTTGCACTGCGGAGTGACGCCGTACGTGGTGTATTTGCTTTTTGAGAATTGAGTAAGGGCCTTTTCGGTCTGGCACTTATGGCAAAATCGGGTATCAGTCATTTTGAAGCGCTCCAGTCTAGAGGCAGTCGAAAGGTGATGCGGAAAGCAGTGACTAACTGCCGTTCGGATGGCCGTCCTATCCGCGCTTCAAAGCTTAGGTTCAGCGCCAACCTTTTGCAACTCTTTTTCGAGATACCCCAAACGGTACGCTGTCAGTGCCGTGTCACGTGAGCAATTCACTACGCGTTCCCGCTGCGCTAGCCGGCAATGCTGCTGGTTCCACTTCCTGCACAACGCTTCGTCGGGGTTCTTTGTCGCCAAATGGTCGCCGTGCCAGTGCGTACCACCTTGCACCGTGCAGTCGTACCCGAGAAGCAGGACACGTTCCGCGCCTAGCTGAAAGGCCAGTTCGATTGCTCTCAAGCCAGAGTTATATTCACCGTAAGCGGTGTGCAGGTTCAAAGCGTGCTTAGCAGACGCCTGGCGGGTACACGTCCACCGCTTAGGGCCGTCCGGCACTTGGCTAACGTTCGCATCCCACCATGCGAGATCACCTGCGTAAAGGTGATCGCACCACGGGGCTAGCTGCCAGGAGTTGTTCACAGCGATTGCGGGGAGGCCGGCCGCGTGTACCAGTTCGCAGTCGTGCGCGTTGAGGCTCGGGCCGGAGGCGATGCAGACGAAGGTTTTCAATTTTGCACCTCGCATAGAAAACCCGCCGAAGCGGGTTTGAGCAGCTAGCCGGGTCGTAGCTTCTAGACGCCGTGCCCGATCGAGAGCCAAGAGCAATTGGTTAGCGACCCGGTTCCGCAACCGTTAATTCGGTAGCTGCGAACGCATTCTATCCTTCATTCACGCCAAGCGAAACTGGTGCCGACACATAGTCGCGCCCGCTTTCCTGATCCGGCAGCCACGCGTGAACGCTGTAGATATCGCCGTTATGCAAAATGCGTTGCTTGGCATTCAGTCCGGGGCGTTGGCGGATCACGATGCGCGCGATGATCTCAGACTGAATCGCCGCAGCGGCCAGGAATTCCCGACCGCTAGCCGGAGCAA